AATACGAGTTCTGGTGTAAGTGCTAATAAATCGTTGTTCATAATGTCTCCTAAATGTACATGTATACCTTTACGTATACTGTATTACCTTCTACTCTTTTTGCCAACGCACTTCCACTTTTTTCTGGAGAGATTGTTGGGGGTATTCGGGTCGTTGCGTTTTTCTGCGGACAAACCTTTTTTGATTCCATAGGACCGTGCGCAGTAACTGTCCCCTTTCTTGGTGCCAGGTTGTATACGATCCGTTCCACTCGTAGACTTGCCAGCCTGTCCATACGACACCTTCTTTGTGCGACCAGTTTTCTTATTCTTAACCACTTTGACAAACCGTTTTCCACGTGCTGGTGTCCCTTTACTTGGCATTGCTTACCCTCACAAACTTGGCTTTTATTTCTTGTACAACACTAGCCACCATATCAACTTTCTGCTCAAGCAGTGACAATTGTTTGTCCATGTCGGTGACTTCCTTCACCAACTCTTTGCGCATGTTTTCTTCTTTGGTTTGCAGTTCTTTGATGACTACATCGTATCTTTGACGTAGTTCTTCTTCTTTCTGCTCTTGCTTTGCCTCACGTGTATCGGCACGTTTCTGAAGGTCTTTGTTTTGCATATAGAGGAACACACCGAAAGCGAAGTTGGCCCCACCACTCATAAACAGTTGCATGATATCTGGTTCCATAGTACCTCCTTAGATGTTTGCGCTTACTTTGTCAATCTTACTGAACTTGTATTTTAGATTAATCAATGTTGCATCACCAGCATTAAATGTTCTACCAGTGCCACGTGCCCCACAAACGAAGTATGTATACAGTTGCGCAGAAGTGTAGTTGGTCGTTAGCATGCCGGCAGCCACATCACTTTCATACAAGTCACTAACATTGACAGTAGTCAATCCTAATGTTCCATGCCCACCTACCAAAGCCAAGTTACCAAACCCAACTGTGTCAGTTGCACTAAGAGGAGACGTATTATTGAATCCCAAACCAGTATAGTAGACACCGAATGTATCAGCATCGGTATTGGCAAAGTTCCAACCATTGCCCACAACATTATGAGCGATTGTCCCTACTGCTGTAGACGTGGGGTCAGCACACACACCAAAAGCCCAATTGAAATATCGAAGTGCTGCTGCTGTACTGCCCTTCATTTCAAATGATACGGTCATAATGAAAACATCTGTTCCAAGTACTGGTGTTCCATCATCATAGTATGCTGGTTTGTACCATCGAGGGGCTACACTCACAAAACCAGACCCATTGATCTGAAGTTGATCATTTGCCACACCAAGAGCATTGAGAGAGATTGTGGTTCCAGTGGGGTCACTCGATACATTCTGAATGAGATTGGTCGAATCCAACAAGGTCCATGTACCATCATCCAATACTAACGGTTGGTAATAACTGATAGTGCTGTCATTTGTATAGATGTTTTTAGGAAAGGCATTGATGGGCATAATGACCTCCTATTCTGACCAATTTATTTGTGCTAAGTCAATAGTCACTGTACCAGCATCCACCTTGTAAAACGCATAGACGTTATCTGAGTTGGTCAATGCCTCCCAGAATGGGTAATCGTCAAATAGAATCTGCGCACAACCTGTGGTGGCTGTAGTTAGCCCCAAGTCAAAAGCAACTTCAGTATCACCTAGGATGGTGTAGTCGCCATCTGCATCACAACACAGTCGGAAGGTGACCTTTGATGCACCACCAGCAATAGACTTGGCACGAATAATCATAGATCGTAGGAACCCTCTAAATGGATTCGACTTGTCTATTGATGAAGGAACCTTCAAATCAAATAAATGAAACTTGGTCACATCATACGATGTTCCAACACTTGCAATGTCATCACCGTTTACAACTGAATGTAAAAATCTACCTGTTTTTGCCATCTTCTACTCCTTCTTCCGATGGTTGTTGTCGTTCTATGTCCTTGAGTATATCACCTGTGGACAGGTCTTTCTCAATGTTTTGTTTCTTTCTGAGTTCAGAACGGATGCGCTTGAGGTTCATTATCTGTTGGTCCACAATACGTTTCTGTCTCATAGGGGTAAGTAGACCAGTTGCTGCCAACACACGTTCGGTTGGTGTCAATACCTCATAGGTAGTACCTTCCGGCATCAACAATCTAGCATAGTCATTGATGGCAGTAGTCATACCCAGGATGCCTAACGCATCACGGAACGCACCATACTTTTTCTGTTGCTCCCCATCCAATGGATACACATATCCATTCACATTCCCTACAGCTGTGTGCCCCACAAACTTCGCCTCTACTGTGGTTCCTAAAAGTAGTGACAAGGCATCGGCAACTTCCTGTGGACTATCATAGTATGATGTAAAACTATTGACTGTCTCTGTGTCTACTGTACGTGACTTGTACTTCTCGTCTTTTGGTGCCAGAAAGTACTTTAATCCGGGTCTCAGCAACTGTTTCAACTTTTCTTCACCAACAGTAAGAGCACCTTTACCAGCAATGTCAGTAGTGAACATGATGGCATCCAAAGCCGGTATGGAAGGAGAGGTGATCAAAAAGGTTTGACGATTGTAATTCTCTTGCCTTTCAAATACAATACGAGTTTGGGTATACTCTGGCATGTACATTTCGTATGGCAAACGCAGACCACCATTCATTTCTTGGAATAGTGCATTGGTATCACGTCTTAACGTCAGAATCCGAGCGAATCGTTTTGCCTGTTTTGGGTCAAGTAATGCTCGTACCATTGACACAATGTTTTGACGTTGGAAGTTATAGAACACGAATACAGCAGTGGCATTTCGTCTTTCCCATGCTGATAGGTCGTTGTAATCAAACAATGAACGTCTAGCCAAACCAGTAGCCTCCTCTACACTACTGCCCTCTTTGATGGCATCCATGAACACTGAGGATCGCCATGCCATATCAGCCTGTACCCCAAGTCTGTTTACATTGTTTGCTAGGTCTAGCATTTGATTGGCAAACTTTTCTGCACCACCCTTGAACCCCACGTTTGGTTTCTCAAAACTTTTGAGGTATCGCATCATTGAACCATCATTCAGTGCCTGTTGAATATAGTTGTACTCAGACTTTACACCGGTTTTCTCAATCAGTTCATATATCTGTCGATTGGTAAACGTCATGCCATCTGGACTACGTACAGCAACAGCATCAGCATTACGAGCACCAACACGACCACCATCCATTACCACCTTCATACCCTGTACAGGATTGGTGAATCTTCCTAATGTTTGGTAAATAATCAAAGGCGCAGTCATAAAGTTCATACCGTGAAAACGACTACGTATACCTAAGATGGAGAAGTAGAATATACTGGTGGACATATTCATCATTTTCTTGACACCATCTACCAAAGTGGGGTCTGACTTGATTATCTCTTTGATGTTCTCTTGTACCTTTGTAATACCTTGTTGGACATACTTGTTTCGAATGTCCTCATATTGATCACCGAGTATCATTTTGGCGAAGTTGCCATTGTCAGCACCAAACATCTTTGTCAGTTGACTATTGATTTCATCCAAGTTTGCCATTGGGTCTATCTTCAACCCATTGTTCTTCATAAACACTTCGGCATAATCAATCGCTGCACGTGCTGTTTTGTCAATGGCAGTAGGAGACATTGACATACCATCTAGGTCCTTAGCGATGTCAGCAAACTGTTTGTTGGCAAAGTCATAGTTGGACGTGTACCATTCCAAAGCTTCTCGAACATCCTTGCCAGCCATGTTTTGATCAAAGTTCTCAAGCGAACCTTCAATCAACTCGTCTATCTCTTGTCGAAGTGCGGCTTTCTCTGCCTTTGCTTTGGTCTTTATATCTTCAATGGCACTTTCAATAGCCTGTTTCTTCTCGTCTTGGAACTGTTTTCTACGTTTGAGATATGCATCACTTGAATCTTTGCGCATCCGTTTTAATGCAGCATCACGTCCAGCACGTATCTTTGCAGCAGCAGCACTACGATACCCAGCCTTGTCAATGGCATCTTTGGCACGTTTGCGTATCTGCTCATTCAGTTGTTTCTCGGCTATTTGTTGTCTACGTTGTAGTTCCTTGATGGCTTCGTCATACCTATCTTGTGCAGCCTTCCTAGCATCTTTATACTCTTGGACTACTCTAGTATTTATCTCCTCGACAACCTGTTTGTAATCCTCCACAAAGGAAGTACGTACAGACTTCAGTTCCTTTTGGAAGTCTTTACGAATAGACTTATGCAAGTCCATTACATCAATGTCCTCGTACACATCATCGAGCAAACGTAGATTGCGCTCAAAGAAGGCATCCTGTACAGTCCGTTCTACTGTAGCCAACATATCTGCGTATGGTTTGTCATTTCTCCATACAATAGGTGCAGTGTTGCGTACTGTCGATTCCCACATCTTTTGGTCAATGTCTACACCATCCAAGATGTTTTGGACGTTCAGTTGTGTCAGTTCTTTGTCCACTACGTCTGTCAAGTACCGATGGTTGATACGTTTACCTTCAGCATGGAAGTACGCACCCAAGGTCAGTTCTTCCATAATAGATTCAAGTTCCACATTGGAGACTGTACGCAACTTGTGGTATTGCTTGTCCGGTGTAACTAAGCGAACCCGAATCATTTCTCCAGTTTCTGGGTCTATCAGTTCTTTATATGGGTCGAATTCTAACAGTCGGTCCAAGTCATCCACATAGGCTTGGAACTCTTGCCACATCACACGTGGGTTAGAGATAGCCTTGGATGCTAGTTCTGATAGTTCTTCTTTTATTAGTGCTGTTGCTTGTGGTGTAAAGATTTTAGCATTGAGTATCTGACTAATACCATTGATGTCATCCACTGCACCATTGGTTACCAACTTCTCTTTGCTCTCATAGAAGCATCGGTCCAACATCCAGGACAACGTATCCTCTAACTCTTGTTGTTGTACTACCTTGCCAGCACCAAGTTGCTTTTGCCCTACAATCATAGCCCCAAGTGCCTCTGACTTAGTCAGTTTTACTTCGGGGTCGTTCACATACTTAGCACGAACACCAACACTATCACCTGTGAGTTCTTTGAAGTCACGATTGAACTGTGTATCCAACACACCAATCTCTTTCTGTACTTCCTCAATCATACGTGCTTGCTCAAACGTATTGACCTTGCCACTTAGTGGCTCTTGTGTTTTCTTGAGTACTTTGCGCCCAATCGCCTTTTGACTAAGGAAGTCTACACCCTCACCCAACTTATCAATAGCTTGTCCAAACAAGCCATCCCGAAAGTCTAAACGTGCTTGTGAACCTTGTGGCTCTAGTAGTTTCTTTTGTTGGCTTAGTGGTAGTGCGTTGATCTCGTCTGTGGTAAAGATGTCTCTGCGCCCCAGTGCCACATCGTCACGGTTCTTCATCACCAGTTGGTTGAGGTCCGATTCGAACAAGCGATTGTTGTCTACTTGCTCTCGTAGGAACTGCTTGTAGGTATTGGTCCCATCGAGTTCATCTATGTTCTCGTACAACAGTCGTTTACTATCTGGCTCTAATCCACTAAGGTCATACGACAGTTCTACACGTCCTTGTTTGGCAATGGCATCATCACCATACAGTTTATATGATGCGAACTCTGCTGGCTTTACTTGACGACTAGCCGGAAGGCTACGTACCTCTTGGATGCTCTTGGCTAGTTTGGTTCGACTTGCAGTTGCCAACAGGTCTGTACGTGCTTGTTTCGTACCAAACGTATTTCGTGTGATGGCTACAATGTCATCCAAACCGGCTATCTTTGGCGACACCTCAAAGAATATACCACGACCATAGACTGTGGAGAGGACACGTTGTGTATTCTTTATCTTTGCCAACTCGTCTGGAAGGTCTGGCATTTTTGAGGCTTGCTTGTGGATGCGTTCTAGTTTATTGAAGTTGACTTTTGTTTTCTTGGCACGTGCTGTCTCAATCGCAGCATCCAAACCTCGTACCTTGGCATCATCTAGTATGTCCGACATTTCAATGTATTCATCATACATCTGGGATGCCTTCTCATTCTTTCGTATATTGGCTGTGAATATATCGTCAGCCTGTTTGGTAGTTCCAGTCTCATAGAAGGCTTTGGCATACAAGGTATCGTCTAGTCCACCGGCTTTCAGTAGGTCATTGTCCGGTGTGCTTTGTTTAGCAAGGTTCCGTGCCTCAAGATTCTTTGCCATGTCATCAGACATGTACAAGCGCACGTCACCCATCGTCAAGGTATCTAGGTTCTTCTTTGTTTTGGGGCTTACCAAATCCTTTGTCAGTCCAACAAAGTTGAAGTCGTCTACAATCTCCTTTGTAAACGTATTATCAAACTGCTGTAGTGCTTTCTTGGCTGCATACCAACTGTCGGCATTGTGTACTGCCTTTTGTGCATTGTACATTGAGACTGCGTTCTTAGTTCCTTTGAGAGCACCAGCACCTATCGCCATATCTGGAGAGAGAAAGTCATTGGTCACACCACCCACTTGCATGATTAACTTGGCTGCACCATCAATCCCCAAACCGTTGGCAACATCTGTATTGAAGTCAAGGTGTCCACGATTTCTAGCTACAGCATCTACCATTTCTCCAAGTAAACTGTCTGGCGCAAACTCAGTCTCACCTATTGTCATGGTTCCAGTGTATAGTGGAGCTTGCTTTTCTCGCTCTTTAAGACGTTGTCGGGCACCCATATCCGTATCAAAGTATGATTCACCTTCTGGAAGGTCACCTGTCAAACCAAGATATGATCCAGCCTCAAATGCCAGTCCCATTGCCTTGCCAACTTCTGCTTCTAGAGCACGTTGACTGGCAGCAGCAAAGGCATTGAGAGGAGAAAAGGCTAGACGTGTGTAGTATCCAAAGTCCGATTCTGCTGTACCACCAAACCCTGTTTTGCTCTCAAAAAAACCTTCCTCTTTGAACTTGTCGATATTGGCTAGTATGCGCTCTTTTTGTTCGGGGTCTTGGAACCATTGACCGGCACCCAGTTTATCTATTGCCTCCACCTTTGCCATGCGCTTTGCATGGTGTGGCTTGACACCATAATCTGGATTGTTTATTTTCAATGGGGTAAAACCAAAGTAAGTGTCGTTGTACTGCTCTCGAATAGAATCGTCAATCTCTGGTGAATAAACAATCGCAGCAGTAGGACTAGATACAATATGGTCCAATACTGGTTCAGTAATTGTTTGTTTACGTCCATCAATGTCCACGTAGTACATACGTGGGGCAGTGCGTAACTTCTCCGTGTAGTTCTTCTCGATGTACCTATCCACCTTCAACTTGTTCATTTCCTTGAGGTATTGAAGTTGTGCTGGTGTATAGTCTGGGATACTACCGGGCTTTATCTGTTGACTGAAGGCATTGACCAATGGTGTCGCTGTCAATGCTTGCATACTGGGGTCTACACTTTCTTCTGACAAGATAGGTACATTACCTGTCAACAAGTCTGAAAACTCTTGCATAGCCTGTTCTAAGGTCTCTACTTCAGTCTTACCGGTCTTGTCTTTCTTATTCTGTATGTCTACTTGGTTGTACAATCTTTGGAAGGCTTGTACTTGTAGAGGAACCTCGTTGGCATCCATACCACTATCCACAAGCAGTTGTGGCAACTGTTTGTTGATGTAACCAAATATGTCTGCTCTAGTAGGTTGTACCAACTGTCCAGATGTGGTTTGTTGACGTTGTGTGGCTGTTGTCGCTGGTATTGGTGCAGTGCCTGTCACATCGGTTTCTAGTGGTGGTGCTGTTGGTCTAGCACGTTCACCATAACTACCAAACTGTGGCAACTGTCCTTGTCCTAGAATACGATATATTTCCTCTTGTTTGCGTTGTAGTTCTTCCTCAGAACGTCCCAACTGCCCACCGGTAACACCACTTTGCGCCAACGTATCTGCCAACTGTAAGGCAACCTCTCTTGGCAACTGTGCTAGTTCTTCTTCACTCGGTGGGTCTACAATACCAAACTTGATCAAATCATCGTATAAAGACATGTCTGCTTACCTATGCGTTGTAATCATCGAGAACTGCAATGTACTGTAACTCTAAGAGTTCCAATGCCTTCTTACGTTGTGGATTGGCAAGTTTAGTTGCAATCTCTTTTTGGGCACTCTTGTACAACTTGTCTATTTCTTCCATCTTCATATCCGATGATACAGGAAATAGCGATGTGACCAAACGTGCGTTTTGCTCAGACAAACCACGAACTGCACCAGCCAATGCCATGTAGTTCTTCGGGTCCTTATCCATAATGCGCTCTACTTTGCGTTGCTTTCTAAACTGCGATGGGTCCATAACCTTTTGCAACTGTTGTAGAATCTTTGCCTTTTCCCTTTGGTATTCTGGATTCGATGGCCCCAACCGTTGGCTAGCCTCCATAATCATTTGCAAGGCTCGCTGTTGCTTTTGTTGTGGGGTGCCAAACTGTACATCCGAGAAAGACTGTTGGTAGTCTACTCTTTGTGGTGTTGTTTCACCAAACGCACCTAGCATATCCTCTACTATCATCTGCCCTTGTGGTGGTGTTAGTGGTGGTGCTGGTGAAGGTGTGGGTTTCTCTTGACTATCAAAGTATTTGTTTAATCCATCAATAAGACTTTGGGTTTGGTCAACAGGATACGATTCACGTAATGCATCTCCAGTCGATGTTGGTGCTGCTGTTGGTTGTTCTTCTGGCAAAGGCTCTCGTAGAAAAGTATTGATGTTTTCTATTTCTTCCGGTGTTGCTCGATCTTCCAAGTAAGGCGCAACGTCTACATTATCAGCGACTTTTATTTGCTGTGTTGGCTGTTCTACTGTTGTAGAAGTAGGGGCAACATTCTGTACAGGCTGTTCGGGCATCGGTTGCTCTACTGTTGGTTCTTGCACACCTAGAAAGTCCATTTCTGCACGTCTACTTGGAGCAAACCGTTCTCGAAGTGGGATACGTTCACGTGGCTGTCTTGGTTCACGTGGCTGTCGTTCAACCCCCAACCCATAGTCCTCACGTGCGATGTCACGCATACGTTCTGTCGTATCAAACTGTGGTCGCTCCTCAAACTCTAAGGCATCCATTTCGGCTTGCAGTTCACGCATCCGTTGTTGTCTACGTTCAATCTCCGGTTGTAATGATACAGGCTCTAACTCTGGTACAGGCTGTGTTCCTTCATAGACTGTTCTTGATACGGATGTACCACCACCACCACCAGCACCACCACCACCAGCACTTGTGCGCTCAGTTTTCTTGGCACGTTTGCGCAACTCGGCATCGAGGTCACTAGAAAGTGTATTTTCAAACTTGGTTAACTCTGCTCGTTGATTGGCAATCAATTGGTTTTCATCACTAATCTTTTTGTCAACCAAAGCCATAGCCTCTGCGTATGTTTGTAAGTCAGCCAACTCACTTTCGGTTAATACACTAGGTGCATATTTCTGCAGTGTTTCGCCTTTGTCTCTTGCTTGTTTTAATGCAGCACGTTCTCTTCGTAGGTCACTGACATTAGCACGCCCACGACTAATTACATTTGTGTAGTCACTAATCACTTCTTGTCTGGTTGGAATAGAGAGAGTAGTACTTGTTCTGTCACCACCACCACCACCACCACTACTACCACTACGAATGGTTTTGCGTTGTCCTTTTACAAGTGGAGAGGCAGCCTCTAATCGTTGTTGTTGACGTTCTCTTGCCTCATTCAAAGTCAGTTCTTTTAAGCGCAAGTCATTGATGCTTTGTCGCTCTGAATCAATCTGCTTAGATAGGTTTTGTCGCAACTGCTCTTGTCTACGTTGTCGGTCTTGGAACGATAGTTGCTCTTGCTCAATCTGACGTAGTGCCTCTTTCTGTGCCTCTTGAATCAACATGTACTTCTGTTGCGTTACAAGGTCTGCCCAAGACTGTCCATTGCTTGCTTTACGTGGGTCACGTCCACTACCAGTGATGACATATACACCACGTCCACCTACTTGTTGAATAGCCATGTTATTGTCCTCCGAGGTATTGTTGAACTTGCTTTTGACCTTGTTCTATTTGTTGCAATAAAAATAAAGCATCTTGCGACAATTGAGGAGAGGATGGAGAAATACCAAGCATTGCCATTTCATTATCGTTTAAACCTAAGTTTTTTATTTGTTGCATAGTCATCATCGGATTGTTTGGAAACAAACCATCAACACCACCCATAGGAGGTTGATTCGAGATAGCCTGTTGTGCAGCATTTCTACCTACTTCCTCAGCAGCAGCAATCGCACTTGCATTTTGTATTTGGTTTTGTCCCATACCTTTTAACAATCTATCCATTCCCATTTGCCCAACAGCAGTTTCAGCACCCACTTGGAATGGAGCAGTCAAACCTTCTGCTCTCGCACGTCTGTATTGTGCTTGTGCAGCCTCAAGGTCTTTTATCTCTTGCTCTTGTTGTGCTTGACGAGACAAGTCCATGCCTAGTATTTGCGATGCCAAATCAGCCTCTAGACGTTGCCTTCCTTCATCAGCCATCTGTTGACCTAGCAATGCCATTTGTGGCTGTGCAGTAGGCTGTGTAAGCCTTGCACGTTCAGCATCGGCATATTGTTGTGCCTGTCTACGAGCACCA